TCAAGATAAACACCTCTATTTCTAATAGGTAATCCAGCTCTGCTATCTCCTGTTGTTGATGCATATGCAGAATGAACACCTGGAGCTGCTAGATGAGGCATTACATCCGAGCAATCGCAACTTTGAGTTGAGGCTGGGACGGTTTTAGAAAATAGTATGTTGTAATCACCAGAAGCTGGAATAGGAGTTGTTGTGCCACGGGTTTGATAGAAAACGTAAGTTACTGCAGGTTGATTGTATGCACTATTTCCGTAATAAGTACCTTCGTAATTAAAACCTAATGTTAGTGCACCAGAGTAGTTTAATCCCTTTAATACTCCACTTAGTACGGCTGCTCCTGTATATGTATAATGTCCATATTTATATGAGTTACTTGCAACAGTTGCTTGTGTTGGATCTTCCATATAGACAACCATTCCACTCTTTAAAGCAACAACAGTATCTTTATTTGCTGTATTTAAAGTGTAATCTTCTGTTCTATAACTATTATTTCTTGTAATTAATATTGCATCAACAACACCACCACTATTATTATCTTCACTTATTGCTGCATCCATATCAACAAGAATGGCTGGTGCTTGACCACCTTGCACGAATAAAGTATTCGAAGATTGACTCCCAACAGTCTGTGTAGTAACGCGTACCGAATCAAAGAGTGGGCGATCAACTAATAGCGGCTGTTTATTGGTTGAGGTTGAAGACACTTCTATTCACACTAATTTTTTTTAATTATAGCGTCTAAAAATGTTTTCTCCTAAATTCTTGTTCAGCATCTCTTCCCTCTTTTAAAATATGTTTTTTCTCATTCCCTTCTCTTGAAGTTAAATCATCTTTTAAATGATCATTACATGTTGGACAATCTCCTATTAATTCTTGTACTTCTTTTTTCAATGCTTCATCAGTTGGTTCACCTTTATATAAATGATTTCCATTCAGTAGTTTATTGAAATCTTTTTTACTTAAGATTGCATTTGTAAGAGCAATACCTTGTTCACGACCTGCAAATTTAGTCATTTTATTAAGCAAATTTCATTTTGGCTAAAAGAAAATCAGGAGAATGTTTTTCAACAGCAGCATTTATCATACCTTTTGGATTATTTTGTAAAGCCATAAAATGTTGGAAACTTTTAATATCTGTAGCTTTTTTCCCTTTTGCTCCTTCAAATAATTTAGCAAATCCTGAATCCATTGAAGCTCTATGAGTTTTACCTGCGTCCATATAATCACCAGGGCTATAACCACTCCATATACTTCCAGGATCATATCCACTGATACCACCTGCACCAACCGTTGTACCTGTAAGACGACCAAAACTTGCCATTATCTCCAAACCTCCGATAAAAATACACGTGAACCTACAGCTGTATCTGCTGGGCCAGGTAATGACTGAATATATTCAGCACCTGAACGTTCATAACGATATCGTGCTTGCATAGGATCTTTGTAATTAGGTACATAAAGAATTCCAGCTAAGCGATTACTTTCATAAAGATAAATGTCATCCCAAATCTTTAATGCTTCTTTTGCATTGCTAGATCTGATTGTACGATCAACATCACCTGCGATATTTTCTATTCGAGTAGAAGGAGAAGTTGCTACTTCTGTTTTCTTTTCAGCTGTATCACAGCGACCAATCTGAGTAGATATCTTGTCATAAAAATATGAATCTGGAATAGTATTCATTGCTTCTTCTAAACGAGCATAATCACCCGCTGGTACTGAAACAGTAAAATATCCCAAATGATATCTGACTCTACTTTTATCGAAGTCAGATAGCTCCACAGTAACTCCCTCTTAAGGTCATAATGTTGCTTTTATTCTAAAACTAAAAACTCTTTATTAAACACGAATTAAATCAGCTGCAAAAACTGACTCCCAATCTACTCTTTTGATTTGTTTTAACTGCTCTAAATTATTGAACTTCTCACCCGATAAGGACATTTGAAGATCTTTTATTTCTCTTGCAGTTTTAATGCCAATCCCTTTTATATGATCAGCAATCATTTGAGCAGTGGCACCATTTAAATTAAGACGAGTTTCTGGAGGAAAATCACGAGGTTCTTCTTTTGCAGCTTTGTCTTTAATTTGAAGGGTTTTTACTTTTTTAGTTCCTTGTGTATCTGGTTCTAGTTCTAATTTATAAGCGTAAAAAAGGCGACCGTCCTGATCTTCGACCATGAAACAATCGCCATTATCAATTTCACTTATAACTTTGATCCTTGCACCAGTTTTCTTGTGCTTAAAAAGCGTAGTCATAGGGACCAGAGAAGTACTCACTGATCCCAGTTTAACTCAATTAACTAGCTAACGGTACGTCCAGTAAGATATCCATCGATATCTTCATAACCAGGAGCAACATCAGGTTGTAGGTAGCATGTTTCAACTACGATATAACCTTTTCTCCCTGCGTCAGCATCAGCATCAGAGACGTATAAACCGTCAGCTGTACTGGATGCAGAAGTCGCATTAGCAGTTGCTTTTACATACACTTTAAATGTAGTAGCAGCTGTAACTGACTTATAAGGAGTATTAGGGTTATCTGAACCACCTGCGTTTACACCACTTGCTGTTACTAGAGGGTTGTAGCTGTAAGCAGCAACTCCACCTGCATAATAAACAGAGTTAGCGGCTCCACCTGCAGCAGGACCATCTACTGTAGAGGCAAGGTTTGCTTGAGCAGGTCCTTCACCAAGACCAGAAGCTGCAACAGGAGAACCTGAGTTATCTCTACCAAAAGAGATAAGGTTTCCAGTGTCGGTATAGACACCAGATGCAACTCTTCCATCACCCCAACCAGAAGCTACAGAAACTGTAGAACGGTAGATATAAGCGGGAAGGGTAGCATCGCCTGAAACAACCATGCCAGTGATATCAGTACGAGTGTCATCATTCCTATAAGGAGAAGGAATAATTACATCAGCACTAGTAAAGGCTGTAGCTGCTTTTCCTGTAACTTCAACGAAGCCACGATTCTGAAAATACTTCCATCCAGGAACGGCCAACACTGCTGTTGGACCGCCCTTAGATGAATCATTTGTGCTGCTATCGGTGGTATCGATATTTTTGTACCAACCGTTTAGAGGCTCTGCCCAGTTACCTGGATAGATTTTCTTCGAAGACAAATAAGCCATTTATTTCTCCAATAATTTATTTACTATAGTTTACTTTTTAGAGGACTCCATCGTCTTCAACACAGCTGAATCCGGTGGTTACAAAATCCTTATTAAGGATCTCAAAGCCAGCGTACAACTGCCAAATCAGAATAATGAATCTGGAAAAATCATCATTATTATTGATTAACACTTGTGCGTTTGGTCCGCCAATTCCAACACCAACTGCTTGAGGTCCGAAGAAGTAGCCTTGTGCCCATTCTTTAGATGCATAAGCACCACCATTATCAAATGATGTACTTACGTTCTTATTACCAAAGTTAGTGGATTCAAAGAACTTAACACCTTCAAATTGAACACCTGTAGGCATTACAGGCTCACCAGCGAGGAAATAAGCTTGTCCAGCTTGTGGTCCTTGATAGAAACTGGTGTTGTTAGGAATCATGGGATTGCCCATGTACATTCCCTGTCCAGGAGCACCTGCATAACGAGCGATTTCTCTGAAGTCAGAGTCACGACGTAGGTGCATCATGAATGTTGGATCGCAGATACAACGATATAAGCCATCTGCATAAGTAGGAACATTACGCTTACGTAAGTCCTTAACAACAGTCAGTAGGTCAGTCTTAACTGAGAACTGCTGTTTCTGTGCTCCATATTCAGTAGCTGTGTACTTAATACGACTAGAAGAGTCTTTAGTTTTGCCACCAGCAAAGTAATAACCACCTTGACTAGTTGAAGCAGCACCATTGGCTTCTGCTTTTGCAATTTCGTCAATGAAGACACGATCACGCCAACGGCGATAATCATCTAAAAGGGTAAGTGAACCAATGCTCTGATGGAACATGTTCAAGTTGCCAGTGTCTAGAAGTAGACGCTGTGCTGTTACTAGAGTTTCTCTAGCAATCTTGAAAGTACTGGACTGAGTAGCATCACCAGGATCTGCAGGACCTGTGTACTCTTTAAGTACAACAAGAACTTTTTCCTTCGTGATGTTACGGCTATTAGCTGTGCCAATGGTCTGATCTGCTACACGCTCACGGCTGTCCTTCGTACCAGGTGATCCCCAGAACTTATAACGATCCAGCTGAACAGTTTGTCCAGGTTGGCGTGTGAAATCATGTACCACTACTGGCTCTACAGCCATTTCAGCGATATATCCTGGATGCGGTCTATATAGTTCCGCGCCAAGGATTTTTGGAAAATCGTTATCAATAAACACTTGTTGGTATCCTCCAGTGTCTGAAAGTTTGTAATTATCGGGTGAAAGATTCAGACATGAGATGTCTTATCTATTCTAAATTTTAGCAGTCGTAATTTCTAGACAAAATAATACCTACTAGCCCCAATATTGGAACTAGTAGGAAATCTTTTATTCCATTACAAATAATTTATTTGCAACAGTCGTTGGCTGGGCTTGATTTAACAAACGCCATGCATTTTGTGGATCACGACTCATCTGGTCATTAAAGCTACCCCAGAAATTTTCTGGTTGCTGTGGTGCTGCTGCTGCAGGTGGAGCTGGCAACTGAGTTGCTGGCTGTCCAACTTGCTGTCCTTCAACAGGCTGAGTTGGATATCCTTTTGTCTCAAGCTGTTCCTGATTCTCATAAACAGGATGAGGTCCTTCTGGCCCAAAGAACTTCAAAGTGTAATCACTGAGAGTATCAGGATTGGTAAGAATCTCGTTATAAGCTAGATTTTCTTGATGCTCATTTACAGCAAAGTTTGCGAAACCTTTAATATTTTCACTTGCTCTGTTTCCCCACTGAACTGCGCTGTCCAGCATTCCTTCCAGATTTACCGCGTACTGGTTTAGTACTGCTGGTGCTTCTATTCCGAACGCGTCCATCACTTCCCTGCTCTCGTTGCTCATCCCCACTGCGTCCGCCATTGAGGCTAGCTGTTCTGAGGAGAGTGTCGAAGAGGTTTGGGAAGAGTTGGTTGAGTATCCCTGGTTGGCTGGCAAGGTCTGCGGAGCCGATTGAGGCGTAGCTTGGACGCTGGTCTGTCCGTAGTTGGCCTGGGTATACTGAGTCGTTTCCGGCTGAGATTGTTGACCCTGGAACGGGGATTGGACTGGTGCGCTCAGCGTGTCCATCACCTTGTTGAACGCCGATTCCCATGGGTTGCCCTGGGGCGCTGCCGCTGGTTGGGGAGCCTGGGGCGCTGGTTGGGATTGGGGGGCGTACTGCGTAGGGGCTGATTGGTAACTGGGGGCCACCTGAGATACCGCCTGGGGGTAACTCGTACCCACCTGATACGGAACTGGTGCTGTTTGAACCGCTTGTGGGGCTGCTGGAGCTGCCGCCACGTAACTGGTTGGTGCGACCGCCACGGGTGCTTGGCTCGTCTGTGGGGTCGATTGGGCGATAACGTCCGGCATAACTCATCTCCTTTTGAAGTGCTTCTAGTGTGCGATACAGATATGGGGTTAAATCCAGTCGTGGATCCGCTGCCATAGGTAGGTCGGGTGATTGTGGATGAGGGGTCTGCATCATTCCCCCCACTAATTTTGAGAATTGAGAGTATGCACTCTGTAATTCGTTCACCATCCTGAACGGGAACCCCGAAAGCATTGCTGCTCTTTCCTCATCCGTCTTAGACGGAAAGAGATATTTCAGTGCTTCTATGCTATCTACCCCTAATTCTTGTAAGTTTCTTACAACAATTGAATTATTAAGAGTGTCCTGGGTTGAGTCCTCATAAACTGGACCCATCCATCTCCACTGCATAGTTACATCCCCATCGGGAATTAATCCCAAAACACCAGGTGGTATTTGTTGAGTATGTAAACAAGCCATCATTAATTGTTTAACTTTATCTTCAAACATACCCATTGCTTCGTTATACATTCCTTCTTCTTCAGGACCTGCTCCATCAGGTAAATCTAAAGGCTTTTCAAGTCCTGCTGCTGCAGCTAAAGTTTCACGGAATAAACGTTCTTCTTGGAAAATAATTAACTCCATACAACGGCATAAACCATAGTCATATATAGCTTTTGCTTTTTTCTTAGACGTGGCTGCAACACGTCCAAATAATGATTTATATTCTGTTGCTGTTACACCAGCTGATATTGATAATTCATCTACACCACCTAAAGCTGTACGTATTTCTTCTCTATATTGACGAGAGAATGAATTCTGATCTCCTGTAATTGCATCAGGAACTATATAACCAACACGATCATTTGGTTCTAAATTTGCAATAACTCTTGGCACTCGGATTTGTCCATCTACACCACGAGATACAGGATCTGATTTATAACGTGATGCACTTAATGGACCAGCTCCAACAAAACCTGAGTTTGATGCAATTGAAGGACGTTGGATATTTGCATCACCACCTGATTCCATTAGATCAGTTTTTGGTCTTGATGAAAGTAATGTTGGATTACCAAAGAAAGTTACATTCTTTCTCATGGTTTGAATCATTTCATCATGAGTACAAATATGATTTGCTAGAGAATCGAATTCACCTACACCGTCATTAGAAAAGCCTTTAGGATTATTAAAAATTTCTACGCAAGGAATAAAACCTAATGTATTTTGTACAGTTTTAGTTTTACCTGGCATTGTTGGATAAGGAGTCTCAAATGAAATCTCACTTTCTGAATGCGTTTCTTCAATTGTTTTACGTTTAATTGAAAGTTTTATAAAACGTTTTACGCCATGTTTATGTTCATCATGTCCTCCAGCACTTGGATCTCCTAGTGGATGACCACCACCAAGTCCTTGTCTTACACGATAATTATAGATAATTACGACTTCATCTAATTCTCCATCTACATTGTAATAACTACGATATTCATGTTTACGGAAAAAATATAAACGATAGTTATTATTTGTAGGACGTATATAAAATAAACCTTGCCCATCACAGAGAAAATAATCCCAAATAGAATCTAGGCGTGATTCTAATTGGTTATATTTAATCACTCGATCCATAAAGTCTTTTCGTTGATTCCCGAAATTATCTTGTGCTGGGAAAAACTCAACTCCTTGACGTATTCCAAAGAGTCTCATCTGTGCTAAATGAGAAGCTACAATACCTGTATCAACTAAAGCTCCGCCATCTTTATCGAGATAGGAGTCGATAATTTCTTTTAATCGGCCTTTAACATCAGCAGCCATTAACTTGTTCCCTCTTGCCTTTCATTAATTTTAGCAGTTTTGGCTTTCTTCTTAAGAATTAACCAACGTTTAAAGTAAGTTAGCTCACCTTCAGAAAAAAGATCCGGTTGTTTTAAAGCTTGTTTGACTAATTTTTTACGCTTCATTAAATCCTTTTAGGAAAAGGTTGTAACCCTTGTTCCAGTTGTAACCACTGTCTTTGTGCTTCTCGTACAGAATCAGGATCGTACCCAGGGGTATTAATTATTTCTTGTAGTACTTGTCTACGTTCAGCATCAGTAGAACCTACTTGTGCTGTTTGAAAACTTGTTGGATCATTCATAACTGCTCCTTGTAAATTACTACTACCTAACATATTTTGAAAACTTAGACCTTTATCATCTTTTGGTATAGGTTTAGGAGGCCAACCCTTATCATATTCTTTTTCTTCTTTATATGGTGATTCTCCTCTAGCTACACCTATTGGTTGCATATTTTCAGCGGGAGTTCCATGTATTTCTGGGCGATAAAGCATGTTATCAATACCGCCTATATTGCCTGCAGCACCTGGATACATAATTAGTATTTCCCTCCAGTTGCATTTATAAAACGTTGTCTATAATCTTTATTTTCTGGTCCTGCTAAATCAGGATGTATATAACTACCATCAGGTTGAGGTACTAATTGTGTACCTTGCATATCGCGTCTAAGTGCAGGTGAAACTGGCGGAGGAGGAGAGATTCCTCTATGTGTACCCAGGCCAAATTTAGATGTATCTCTATTAGGTATTGATATACCTGTTCTCCAGTCAGCTGCGTTAGTTTCATTTGTATTTGCAATTTGTATACCCATTGCATTTCCAGGCATTCCTGGTATTCCTCCAGGTTGTGCAAAACCTTCTACTTTCTTTTCGTTCAGTAGTCTTTGATATAGTTCTGGATTCTGCTGTTGGAGATTCATTAAATCTCTAGCTCTTTGGTCAATAGGTTGCGGATGAACCGCAAGATCTCCACCATTACCAAAGTTACCTGGGGCACCTGGAACGTTGGATTCACCGCTGTAGTACATCACAATATTGTTAATAGTATTAATATTTTACTCTTCCTGAACTTGGTAACCGTTCGGATCATTCAATTTCATTAAAACTATCCCATTTCCTTTAATATCCCATTCAAGAATATCTCCTCTTAACCAGTGTAGTTCGTCAGTTATTTCTGGAGGAAAACTAATAGCTAGATCACCGAAATTATTTTCTTCTAGCTCTAAAATGTAACTCATTTCAGTATAAGCTTTTCCACTAGTTTATCAAGTTTATTATGAATTGCTCGAAAATGATCATTCATTTCTCTCATCTCTCTAACAAAATCTGCTTTTAATACATATTCCAAAGGCATTCTATTTACATGTTCTTCAATTGTATTTATACGTGCTCTTTGTATTTCTACTGTTTGCATAGTATCTTTTAGTCGTTCACGATGTCGATCTAAAACTTTAGATGCAACCCATCCTCCTCCTGTTATAGAAGAAACAATTGCAGTTAATAAAAGTGGTATATAGTCTGGTCCCATTGCTTTATTCTAAATTATTTAATTAAGAGGATAAGTTGGATTAGGTACATTTAATCCACCTGGTTGTAAATATTGTATATGATCATCTAAAGTTCCTGAAGCTAATGGTGCTGGAGAAATTAAATCTCCTAAAAGCATAGCTGCAGTACCTGATACAGGATTCATTCCTGCAATTGCTCTTAATGGTCTTTTGACAACTTCTCTAACTAATGCAGTAGGTCCTGAATTAAGTCCACCTTTTGTTTCATCCAATACACGAAATCCTCTAGTAGGATCCCATCCGCCTTGTCCACCTGGACCTTTTATTCCTTGTCTATTTGACCAATCATTACTAATTAATTCTCTAATTCCTGCAGTTGCTTCATTAGGAATTTGTGTATTCATTCCTTTATTGAACCAACCCATGAATTTACCAGCTAAATCCATTTTCTTATTAAAGTCTTTTTAAAAGTCTAATTGTAGATGACCCTTTTTCATTAATCCAGTAACTAACCAAACAAGTGCATCAACGCAATCGTCATGTCCACTAACCCCGAAATTGGTTAGTTCTTCAAACATACTTGTGAAGTTTCTGTAACGATTAAAGATGATTTTGCGATCTTCAAACATACCCATAATTCCACGGAATCTAGCTAATTTATCTCCACGGAATCCTTTAACAGGATGCCAAATTAAATTATATAAGCTTTCATTTTGTAGACAAACACGTTTGAAATCAGCTTCAAGTGAAGCTTGATACTGAACAGCTTCAGACCAAACATCGCATGTAGAGTGAGTTGGGTAATAATTTTTATTTTCATCAATTCCAATTATTGACCAGTCATTAAGCAATTCTTTTAAGGCATCTAATTTTTCTAAATTACCCATAACTCGAATACGTCGATAATCAATAATATGAATTCGATCATCAATTCTCCCTCCTAATACCATTACTGTGTAATCATTTTTTTCTCTTATTCCTGCTGACAAATCCACTCCAACTCCGAGTGTATCAAATTCAGTTGATATCTCTGCCTTCACTATCAGTTCTGGAGCTAGGGACAATTCGTTCTGTCGGACGACTTTGTTCATGTATTGAAAAGAGAAGGCAATCGGAGATTGCCGTTTTTTTTCTTTTAAGTATTCCAGGGACCACATTTCTGGCCAGTACGATTCTTCTTCACCTGTCTTAGGATCATTTTGAATAGCAGAGAGGACTATTTGGATCCAATTATTTTGTTCATTAAAGGTGGTGGCATGAATATCGTCATGCCTAAAACGAGTTCCAAGACAGATAGCCCGACCCCCTTCAAACATAGTCGGAGCGATCACTGCATTCCAGTTTTCCTGCATTGTTTTACGAATATCAGGATTAGCGATATCAGCAGCTGATTTAATTGCGTCATCAATCATGACAAGATGAGAACGCTTGGATGTAACAGAACCTTTTAATCCAGCAGCACATAATGTAAATTGTTCTTCACCAGTAGTATCTATACCAGCGAATTTATGATCAATAGACCAGTACTCATTACTAGTTACATTTTTAAGTAAGCGTACTTTTGGAAAGACTTCTTGATATCTTTTACTTTCAATAATACGTTTAATTGTGGCTGATTTAGATCTAGCGATATCAACGGTATATGAGAGATATAGAATTTGTAAGGGTAATCCTGCTTGTGTATGGATACCAATAGCCCATGCTGTTAATAAGCCAAGAACTGTTGATTTAGCAGAACCACGAGGAGCTAAGAGATCAACATTAGGACCTGCAATTTTAATTAAACAACTACTATCTTCATTAGTAATAAATCGACGATTCCATTCTTTGTGATGTATAGCGGGAGGTTTATCAGCTACAAAATCACAAAAGAATCCAAAATCTTCTCTCGCCTTTTTTAGTGTTTCTAAATTCTTTGGTTTTTTAATTTGTTGATTACGTGCCGCTGCCTTTGCATTGCGTCGATATGCAAGGTGTTGATAAGAAGGCACAGTAAGATTACAAACGACTTACTTTAATGATACCTAATTACTTATCAGATTCTTCTTTTTTCTTGCCTTTAAATTTTTTCCAGCCTTTAGCTTTATCTAATGCTGCTTTTCTTTTCTCTTTATCTGACATTTCTGTTCCATCAGACTTTTTAGCTTCTTTCTTTTTCAGATATTCCACAAGTTGTGGTGGAAGTTTACCTTTAGCCATTTTTATTTACCTCCTTTAACATCTTGTAAGCGATCAAGGAAAGCTCTGAAATGAGGGAACCCTCCGCCACCTTGACCTCCTCCTGGGAAGAGTGGTGGATATTTACCTGGACCTCCTCCAATACCTACTTCTGGTGAACCTTCATTCCATCTTTTACCAAAGTCATCAAAAGATTCTCCAGTTTTATTTCTATTGTCATACCATTCTTTTTTAGCATCTTGATAGCTACTATTTTGTCCAGGGATATCTATATTTTTAGGAGGAAAACCTGGACCTTTTGGGTTGCCTCCTTTTTTAATTCCTTTTTCATCATCTGTTTGCATTTGATCTTGAGTCATACGTTTCATATTCCCTTTAGTATCTCCTCCTAATACACCTAAAGGTTCAGGCCTACCTCCGAAAGATCCTTTTGCTCTCTCAAGTGCAGTACGTCGTCTAGCAGCTCCTTGATAAGCTTTTTGTTTAGTATCTAATTGAAAGGCTGCATTTTTTAAACCACCTGATTGAGCGCCCATTTTTATACTTACCAAATATGTTCAATTACATCTATTTTACCTGTACTATTCTTCTAGTTGCATTCTTGCCCAGACGCTCATAGTTGCTTCTTCTAAAGGTATTTCAATAGGATCATCTTTAAAAATAAACATTAATTCTCTGATTGCTCTATCAGCACCAGCCATTAAAAGACCTTTACGATCTTTTGTACTTGTGAATTGTTCTACTTGGGCAATAGTTCCACGGAGTTCTTTTTGCATTGATGCAATACGTGCTACACCTGCATCACGTTTAACTATTCCTGTTTCTACATCAGCTCGTAATTTACGAACATCCTCTTGCATCTGATCAATTTCGTATAGAAGTTTTTTACGATGATCAGGTTTTGTATGATGTTCTTTTATCCATGAGTCACACGCAGTAATACTTCCTCGATATCCAAGGAATCGAGAGTATAGATAAATTTCAATGACAGAGTAGTTATCTGAAGCAAAAGAGCAAAATGATTCTTGGATTGATGAATCTAAATTATCAACCCAATGATCAAATAACTCAATATTTATAAGCTCGTTGGGCCTGTTGGGAATCTCTTTCCTCGTCTCTACGCTTCCGATCGTCTTGATAACCGATGGTCTTACGAGTTTCTTCACCCTTATCCTCCAATTTTTTCTTGGAAAAATCATAAGCCACGCCAGCAGCTTGTCTATATTTATCTAGATCAAACCAATCATCAACATCAGTTTGTCCAGTAGGTACGCTATCAGGCATGACTAGATACGTTTATAAGAAGAATTTAGAAGTTGTTCATCATATTTGCCAAGCCAGCGGCAAAGGTGTCACGGCGGCCTTCGACGGACTTTTGACGTTGCTGACGACCTTTAGATCCTTCTAGTTTATTTAGAAGTTCTTCAAACTTTGCAATATCAAAATAGTCGTCATTTGGATTCGTAGTAGTCATGATACGAAAATCTCTGTTTTAATAAGAACTAGAATAATTATAACAAAGATTACTTTTAGAAATTATTCATCATATTAGAAAGTCCTTGTGCAAAAGTATCTCTACGCCCTTCTACAGATTTCTGTCTCTGTTGACGACCTTTAGATCCTTCTAGTTTATTTAGAAGTTCTTCAAATTTTGCGATATCAAAATAGTCATCATTACCTGAATTTCCTGGACCAGGGAATGGTTGTATGGTTGCTGTCATTTCTTCTACTGCTTATATATTTTAATTATACCAATTAGAAATTAAAGGCATTTACAAGATTTCCATAGATATCTCCTTCTGCTTTGATCTTGGTAATTTCTTTGCCGCCTTCATTCTTAAGTTTCTGTGTCTC